AGGATAAGGATCATATCCTTATCCTATGTTAGTAAATTGTCGACAGTTGTTGTGTAGCAGTACATGGTGGTATCCATGCAGCTGCACGATTGAACTTAAGCGATTTGCAATTATTTTCCAGGAGAAATAACTCCGAAATAAATTAGCAATCTATGAAGCTTACAGATTAGTGCTTTTATAACCTTTAAGTAAAAGGTAATCTAAATTTTATTTAGTCCCAATGCCTTGGCAAAGTATTGGGTTTGAGTAAGCCGTGTGTGTTATATACTTTATATAGCGCAGTATTAATTATTTTAGTAATAGTATATTAATTAAATATGCATTTTAATGGGTAAATCCCGATAAACTTATTATAATGATAATTATTTCATTTGAAGTTATCAGTACAAATAATTGTTTAGTGTGAGTAATTTTAATTGCAGCACTTTTGAAACTTAATTTTGTATGAGATAAAACTTGAATATATCATATTATAGTAGATGTCGAAAAATGTATATTTCTTTGATTGTCATATAACGATTTAATTATATATAAAACTCAGTCTTTACGCGTTTTTAGAGGCTTATTTCCTGAGTAACAAAGAAAATAGTAGCGTAGCTATGTTAAAGTGATACGCCACTGTCAACTCTTTTGAGTTGACTTTATTAATGACATTTATATTCCCAGATACTTTTATAGACACTGGGCTCTGTAGTCGTGTGTGTATCTTTTGATACACAAATTTAAGGTTTAGACATAGTCGAAGTTGTGGTCTTTCCCTCCACATTGTTCATGTACAATTAACATGAAACCCCTTTTTGAAAATCCTTATTATGGTTACAACTAAGAGAAATTCGATTAATATCCGGGGCCACACACAAGGTGTGCGTCTCTTGCCGGATTCTTTCGCGGGTACTCCCATCGCGTTGGTTGAGTGTGATAAAGTGAGTGTAGTACGAGTTAAACAAGGCAGCTCACAAAATTTTTATCAAATATGTAACACATGTGCTTCTTGGACATTAATTGGTCCAGCTGTTAAAGAACAGTATATTACAATTAGTACATGCAACAATTGCCATAATGAGTGGCATTCTCAAAGTTTAGAGATTGAGGAAAATCAATTTTCTGCAATTTCTAATGAATTAAATGCAGTCCAAGAACCTGGATTTGCAAGTATGACTCTGTCTGAGGCAGAATCTCTTCTTAATGAAGGCGTTTGGTCCTCTTTTAGTGGAGATATGTTAACTGATAGAGCACGTAGCGATCTGAAGAGCTATAGTGATAATCTATATGCTTGGGTTATGGGTGGTAGACTACATGGTAAATCCTTTTTAGGTTCATATATTTCTATCCCCATTATCATTGATTCCTATGTTAATTTGATGGAAGATGTGAGTATTTTATTATTCACACTCTTGACATCTAATGGAACAGCTAGTAGATACATGGCTGTTGTAACCTTTTGTAAACTACGTGGAAGCAGATTGAATACTGCTTCTATGCTATGCTTTATATTATCTTCATTTATTCTCAAAGGAGTTGAGAATAGTAGAAATGAAGATGAATATTGGAAAAGTTTACAAAAGGAAGTTGAAGAACGTATCTCATTTGAGTCGCAAGATGATAGTGAAACAAATCCTTTCTACAAAGCTAGATCATTTTTAGATCAGTGGGATAAACTTAAAGATACGATGTTGTGTAAAAAGTTATACTCATTTGGTCTATATGTTTTAGCTAGTGGTCTTTTGGACCACACAAGAATAAATTTTGAAAGTATGAATTTTTCAAAATTTGAAGCTGACTGTATTATGCGAACTCATCGTCCTGGTATAACCATGATTCAAGTTCTTTTAGATACAGTTTTGTTTGTTTGTGAAAGAGGTTATGAATATTTCCAATCTGGTGATATTCATACTATATTCCATAGCGGTTCTTCTTATGAGAAGTGGGTAGCTAAGTCACAGAAACTTATTCGTGATTCCCATTTCTTAAATAATCCAGAACCTCATGGGATTAATAAATTTACATATCTTAGCGATCTTAAAGAAGCCATTGAAAAAGGCAAAGGTATCGTTAAGTTCACTGCGGGTCTAGAGCGAGCTGAAAAATTATTACTTCAAAAATTGCTAAATGATATGCAATTGATTGAATGTAATGAATTAACAAAGCGAGAAGCTCAAAAACCACGTAAGGATCCTTTTGCTATGCTTATTCATGGTGCATCCAATATTTGTAAATCTCAATTGAAACAAATATTGTTTTATCACTATGGTAAGTATTTTGATCTTCCTACAACACCTGAATTTATGTATACTAGAAGTCCTACTGATGAATATTGGTCGGGCTTTGATTCTACACAATGGTGTGTTGTTATGGATGATATAGCGTTTCTTCGCCCAAATGGTGGCGAAGTTGATCCCACATTAGCTGAAATGCTTCAGGTCAAAAATTCTGTCCCATTCACTCCCCCGCAAGCTGCGTTGGAGGATAAGGGAAGGACTCCTGTTCGTGCAGAATTACTTATTGGTACAACCAATACAATGCATTTAAATTTGAATGCATATTTTGCTTGTCCATTTGCTATAGCGCGTCGTTTCAGTTATGTTTTAACAGCTACAGTTAAACCTGAATATTCCAAATATGGTATGTTAGCCGATTCTACTCTTATTCCTAAGACAGAGGAAGGCGAATATATGAATATTTGGAATTTCAAAGTTAATGTACCTGTCCCTGCATCAGATAAGAATGTTGATGCACAACAAACTAGATATAAGCTTATAGCTGAATTTAGTGACATTAATGACATGTTGGCTTGGTATATTGAAGTTGCCAAGGCACATGCATTATCACAATCTAAAGCAATGGATGCTGATAAAGTTATGTCAGGCATCACAATTTGTAAAGATTGTGGTAGAACAACCAAAGCTTGTGTGTGTTTTGCGCAACAAGATGATGAGGATCCATTTAGAAATGTGGAAATGTTTGTCGATCAAACAAACAATCCGCAAATCGATGAGATTCCTATTGAATCTATGCGTAATGTCACATTATTCAAATTTTGGTTTTACTCATGTGTTATTAGACACTCATTAGTGGAAATACCATATGAAAACGAATTCATTTTGATTTTAAAAACATTTACTTATCCATGTTCTTATCTTTTTATGTTGTTGTTTTATATGAAATTTAAATATATGACATGTGCATTGATATTGTTGTGTATAATATATGCGAGTAAATACATTTGGATTTGTATTGCATATTATTTCCAATGGCAATATGGTTCTTTATGGAAAATAAAAGTAGCTTTATATTTATTTTCGAATGAAAATGAAGCATACAGATATATATTCCGTATGGCAGGGAACCGTATTAATAATTCCGTGCGTTCATATCCACTTAAAAAGTTGGCAATTTTCATTGGAGTACTTGGTGCTGCACTTTCTTCAAAGGTTTTGTTTGATAAAATATTTCCTAAAAAGAAATATAAACAACAAGCCTCAGAAGGTGTTGTACCTAAAGTTAATACAGTAGAAAAGCCTACTTTTTATTATCATGATCCAATTAAGCTTACAGGCATGGATATTTCTTCCCAATCTAAAACATCTCAAGGAGATATTCTTAGTAGTAAAATTGAGAAGAATACTGCATGTTTCCTTTTTAGATGGTTGGAAAATGAGAAGAAATGTAATGCAACTATTGGGTTAAATATTCATGGACAAATATGGATGTTTAACAAACATGCGATTCGTGGTGAGACGGGAACTGTTGATGTGATATTTGATGATGTCACTACAAATGTTTCTCGAAATCTTCGGAATATTACAATATCAAAGCAAGATATTGTTGTAACCGAAAATAATGATTTGGCTTTTATTGAATTAAGAGCCATACCACCAGGATCACGTTTGGTTGATTATTTTCCCTTAAATGATCAATTACCTGGCGTTTCCAAAGGTATGTACTTTCTTATTAATAAGAATGGCATTCGCTCTAATAAGAGTGTAGCTTCAGTTGTCCGGAGCATGTGCCCTGTTTTTGGGGTGCCTGCTTATAGAGGGCAAGTAGGTGAGGCTACTGTTAAAGGTAATTGTGGTGCTCCTTGCTTGTCAAATGCAGGGAACTCATCAGTTATTTTGGGTATACATGCTGCAGGTAATGGTAGTCATGGTGTCAGTATGATTCATGTTTCACAAACTATGTTATTGGAGGTCTTAAAGAGATTTTCACAACAAGTAGAGCGTGGAACAATATATATTGACGCTCCAGGTTTTCCGAGAAATTTGGTTGATATTCATCCTAAAAGTACATTAAGATTTGTGGAACAAGGTACTGCAAATATAATGGGAAGCTTTTCAGGATTTAGATATCAACCTAAATCACGTGTTACTAGTACGTATATTCGTGATGAAGTTGTCAAGGATGGTTATAAACCTGATTATGGTAAACCAGATATGTCATGGAAACCATGGAGTTTGGCAATCCATGATATGACCAAACCAGTGCATACTTTCCAAAATTCAATTTTACGAGAGTGTGAAGATGCTTTCTTTTCTGATATTTGTGAAGAATTAAATAATGATTTTTCACAAATTGAAGTGTACACTCAAGATGTGGCTCTTAATGGTGTGGATGGTGTTACGTATGTTGATCGTTTAAATACACATACTAGTGCTGGTTTACCATTTAAATGTCCTAAAACTGCATTTATTAAGTTTGATGATAATAATAAAATCATTGGATTAGATGATGTAGTACAGGATCGAATTCGCTTGATTGAAGCCACTTATGATAGTGGAAAGCGTTTCCATCCTCAATTTTGTGGACATTTAAAAGATGAACCTACATCTTTTAAGAAAATTAATGCTGGTAAGACAAGAGTTTTTACAGGAGGTGAATTTGCATGGTCTGTGGTAGTTAGAAGATTCTATCTATCACATATTAGACTGATGCAAAATAATCCTTTTGTATTTGAAGCGATGCCAGGTATTGTTGCACAATCAAATGAATGGAGTGACTTATATCATTACTTAACTCAATTTGGTGATAATAAAATTATTGCCGGAGATTATGGTAAATTCGATAAGAAGATGGCAGCTCCATTTATTTTATCAGCTTTTGAGATTTTGATTAGAATGTCTCAAAAAGCAGGATGGTCAGAGAATGATCTAACTGTTTTGAGATGTATTGCGTATGACACTGCATTTCCAACTATTGATTTTAATGGTGATTTGATTGAGATTCAGGGGAATCCTTCGGGACATCCTCTAACAGTCATAATTAACTGTTTAGTTAATAGTTTGTATATGCGTTATGCGTTTTACTTAACAACTAAGAAAAATCCAAAAGAATTTAAAAAGTACGTTAAATTAGCAACTTACGGTGATGATAACATCATGGGTGTGTCAGATGATTGTCCTATGTTTAATCATACACGTATTGCAACAGCTTTAAATGCTATTGGTGTTGAGTACACAATGGCGGAAAAGGAAGCTGAGAGCGTACCTTATATTCACATAAATGATGCATCGTTCCTTAAAAGACGATTTGTGTTTAATCAGGAGATGGGAGCATATATGGCAGTCTTAGATATTAAATCTATTGACAAAATGCTTACATCTTATTTAGATACTGGAGTTTTGGCTAAGGAGGCACATTCAATATGTGTTATTGAAACAGCTTTACGTGAATACTTCTTTCATGGTCGTGAAGTTTTCGAATCTAAACGATCATATTTCCAGGAATTGATCAAACGCTGTAATTTACAATTATGGGTGAGAAATTCAACATTTCCTACTTATGATGAATTAGGCTTTGAGTTCTGGAAACGTGGTACCATTCCACGTTCTCTTTTTGCTCTTGGAAAGATGGTGTATTTTCAAGAGAAAATGGGAGTAAACCCAGTAAATCCGATAGACAGTGGCCTAACTAGCCCTGATATTGTATAGTAAGTTTCCAATTTCGTAATTGAGGACCATACCTGTAGAAGTATGGAAAGTTGTGTGAGTGAACTAGATCACTCACCTGATGATTGCACAGGTTGCAATCCCTTTTATGCTCAATCTAAGCAAGAACATTGGATTGATTATGATAATGGTATGTGCGTTTATATGCCTAAAGCCACATATCAATCAATGGTCTATACTCAGAGAGAGATTGCAAAGAAGAAGAAGGCAGATGCTGAATCTCAATGCAAAGTACAAAAGGTGCTTACTAAATATAAAAAGATTCGTAAACCTAAGAAGCATAGTAATCGTGTGGCAGTTGATGTCACTAATGATATGTATGTTTCACAAAGTGAAGAGATTGTGACTTTTGTTAATGCTGCAGAGTCAGAAGTTGTCGGAACTGGTGCAGGTAATCATGCCTTCAGCAGTGGCGATGCTACAGTTGACACAGATATTAAACAATTTTTCGCACGACCAGTGCGTATCACTAACTTCACTTGGTTAGAATCAGCAGTATTGGGTACAACAATATCCAATATTAATCCTTGGCATTTATGGGCAAATAATAGTTATGTTAAAAATAAGTTGAACAACTATTCTTGGTTTAGAGGGGATCTTCATATTAAGATCCAGGTTACAGCTTCACCATTCTATTATGGTCTAGCTAAAGCTATTTATCAGCCATTGCCCGTATTTACCCCAACAACAATTGTGAATGACGCTGCTGTGAGATACTTAATTCCGTATTCCCAGCGCCCTCATGTAGATATAGATGTTGGACAATCAGATTCATATAATATGGTTATCCCGTTCATTTATCCTGCAAATTGGGTTAATATTCAAGGTGCCGCAAATATGACAAATTTGGGGAAACTTGAAACTATAATCTATTCACAATTACAATCTGCAAATGGCGTCACAGGTACTGGTATTGACTTAGCTATTTATGCTTGGGTCGAAAATATCGAGCTATCTGGAGCATCAGTAGGTTATGCAATGCAATCTGATGAGTTTGGTGAGGGATGTATTTCCAAACCTGCCTCATGGGTGGCTGATACTGCATCATACCTAGAAGATGTTCCTATTATTGGACCATTTGCCACAGCAACACGTATAGGAGCGTCTGCTATATCTTTTATAGCATCGATGTTTGGTTTTACCAACGTTCCTGTGATTGCTGATTCGGCCCCGATGCGTTCGGAGCCATATCCTAAATTAGCATCCAGTGAGATAGGTTACCCTGTTGAGCGTTTATCACTCGACCCCAAAAATGAGCTGTCTATTGATCCTAGAATTGTTGGTATGCCATCTGGTTTAGATGAGATGACGTTGCAATCTATTGCAACTCGTGAAAGTTATCTCACACAAGCTAGTTGGTCAACAACAAATTTAATTGATGACACTTTGTTTTGGGCAAATGTAACCCCTACTATGTACAACAATGATAATGCAACTCAAAGTAAGTTGTATATGACACCCATGGCATATGCGGCAAAAGCATTTAAGGATTGGAGAGGTTCAATTATCTTTCGATTCCATATTGTTTGCTCCAAATACCATAAGGGGAAGTTGCGCATTAGTTTTGATCCATCTGGATATGCTGCACAAAATATTGGGAACACAACCATTACAGCAAATGTGGTTCATACTGCTATTGTTGATATTGGTGAGACTCGTAATGTCGAGTTTTGTGTTCCTTACCAACAGGCTTTGCAGTTCCTAAGTGTGAGAAGCTCATATGTAGCTTCTAACATGTTTTGGAATGTCAATTCTACCATGTCGGTCTTCAATTATAATGGAGATCTTGATAATGGTGTTTTGACTGTGCGTGTTCTAAATCCGCTTACAGCTCCTGAAGCAACATCGAGTGTTTCGGTGATTGTTTCGGTTCGAGCGGGCAATGATATAGAATTTGCAAATCCAACGCCTGTTGATACATCTGGTCGTATCTCTATATTTGCTCCACAAAGTGAGGAATTTACAGAGGAATCAGCACCGGATAAATTGGAGTTAGCTCCAACAGCTAAGACATCAGATCATCAGTATCTGGTGCATTATGGAGAGAACATAAGATCACTTAGACAACTACTAAGACGGTACGAATTAGTACAGGTAGAAGGTATTATACCTACAAGTTCTTTATCTTATGGACACTTCATTAAAGCGTCAATGAAAATGCCAATGCAACCTGGATATAAATCCAATGCATATACAACGGCAAACACCATTGTTGCACCTTTGAGCACGTACGGTTATAATTTTACAAATTTAACTGCATTATCGTGGTTCACCCCTAGCTATCTGGCTTATAGAGGATCAATGAATTGGTCATTTAATGTAGATGCACCATATACATTCGGAAATCTCCGAGTGTATAAGGATAATGTGTCTGGAGACCAATGTTTATTGAATACAACTCAAACCATTTATGCTACCCAAAATCAGTTAGAAGCGATGACACGCATTTTTTCAAATGCAGGTTCATCAGGTCAAGCTCTTACTGATCAGCGAACACAGGCAGGAATTAACATCCAAATGCCGAATTACACAAGATATAAGTTCCAATCTACAAATCCCGCGAATAATAATCAAGGGGTTTCTGGTGATGGTTCTAATCTTGATAGATTTGTATTGGAAGGAACATTCCCTACACCTGTGTCATTGACCAATGGCAATCCAGCTGTGCTGCATTCTTATGCAGCTATTGGGGTAGACTTTGGGTTATATTACTTTTTGAATGTACCCACATTTTATGTCTATTCCTCAGCTCCTACGCCAGTTTAAGAAGTAAATCAGAATGGTTCTTAGTGAACCACTGGGTGGACAGGTCGCCACTTCTTGCCTCCCATTGGAAGGAGGATTCTTTACTCTTACATACACGTTAGAACTATCAACAGATTGATTAGGTTTTGTACCCTACACTAACGTGTAGGGGAAATTTCCCTAAGATGAAATCTGTATGTTTTACACGTGATGTCAGATGAAATCTGAT